CCCGGCGAGATTCGTTCATACGGACTCACCCTCATGTTCCAAAGAACTCAGTTGTTTTGCTGAGTATCCACAATGTGTCATACGTCTATTTTCAAAGGACGGAAACCTACCATGCGGACCAATCCAGCATAGAGGTTCATTCCAAGACACAGCATCATCAATGTCCATTGGTCCACCATTAAATTTTGAGATAAGTTCCATCAAATTCTCAGAAAACTTTACGGGACCATGACTTCTACTATCATCTGCCACCGACTCAGGTAAGCCAAAGAAAACGTCAGAGATCTTATTATCGCAAGGACGCGCCTCTATAATTGAGGCACCTTCGTGCGTTTTAACAATCTCCCACGGGATCTGGGATACCTGAATACGAGTCTGGCCGAGCTCCTTACGTAGTTTGAGTTCGGCTTGGCTCTGTAGAGCAGTTACTGGATTTTCGGTACGTGGACGTACCTCCATCCGCGAGGCGACATCCCAAGCTTGGCGCTTAACAATTAAATTTGCAAGCACAAGCTGAGGGCGTGTCGCTCCACCAACGGGGAGTCCAAGACCACCAAGTAAGATAGGAAGACGCCAACTGCGTTCTTCAGTCATAAGGACATTATGCATGTTTCTGAACCAAATATCGAGACAACGTTTCCTCTTATCATCATTCCCTGGATGCCAATCCAATACCCAAGAGAGTTGTGATCTAAGTTGACCAAAATCAACATTATCAGCAACTGCATCTTTTGAACGAGTATCGGCAAGAACACGTGCTTGGCCTTTAATAAGACCACTTCCAACCCAATGTATCCGGTTGAAGGTTGCACAGCGCCCATAATGAGCTTGGTAATTCCAATCAATTATACTATCGTCGTCGTGATAATTAACTCTAAAGAAGGTAGAATTTATGACCGCAAAAGATTTGCTAACATAATTTTTACCCGGGCTTGGTCGAAGACCAGCTGCCTCGACCCATTCGCGCCAAACAGGCACGAAGTCAAGGGGACAGATAAAGAGAAGATCATCACCATTCGCCAAGGGGCGAAGAGTACGAAGAAAGTTTTGATAGGACACCCTATAGCTCTCAGTGCACTTAAGTTCTGAGGCGTCAATTTTAGGACGTCGATAAGAGTTCCACGCAGCGAACAGCGTGGCGATATTAATCTGGCATAAGCCAGGAAAGCTTGTGGGAGAACCCATTAACTGCCCAGTCCGTTGCAGTTCGACAAAACCACCAAACTCCTCAGGATAATGGAGAATGTGATTTGTCATGGATTCCTCATAAATTTTGCGTACATCACCATCTAGACCCATCGTATCAGCCTTACCCTTAGTATAGGCTTCACAAAGAAATCCATTTAGGTTATCAGTCGCTGCCGAGTAATCAGCAGAGACGAAAACCCAATTAGCTGCCTGTTGCGAAGATAACATTCTAAAATTTTCATTTAGAAGCTTATCAGTAACGGGCCCTCCAATTAAGGAGAACTCGCGACGCTCGCGCATGGCAGTATGGATAACTTTCTGTAAAATACGACAGACGTGGTACCTCATGGGAGGGCCACTAGTGATAATTCGCGCTTTCATAGGTTCAAGTACAATGTGGACATCGCTATCCAGCGATTCTTGAGTGGCTTCTGTCACAATCCGATCATAAACCTCTAACATATAGCTTGGTACGTAAACCTCAACAGGATCGCGACACTTAGTGTAACCAGCCAGCAACACTGTTTGCTGGGCAAGGACACCAAAGTTTCGCTTGATCATCGAGGAAATAGCACCTAATGCACCACCATTACAGCGCGACCAGTTAAAACTGGACGATGCTGAAGGGATGCGCCAAGATGTCGAGCGCCTAAGGGCAGGCGACAAGGTTTCATCAATCTCATTAATTGCATCAATGATAGATGAGAGATAAGGATTGCGTTGAGGAGTCAAGCTAAGCGTTTTACGATGCTTAGTAAGACTTTCATCAACCTGAGGTGCGCGCAATGGTAATGCGCCCCTCTTAAGACCCAGGACAGAGCCAGCAAAAGACATGACTTCATCGGTTACAGTGGACTTATTCATGAGATTACGAATCTCACGGAAAAGTCTACCGCCACCGATGACGCCTAGTCTATTGCGGCTTAGCCACTCAGGAGGAACAGGCAATACATCTTGCTTTAGAAGCTTAGCAGAGATGTAAGTGGTCTGAAATTTAAACCACTCCTCAAGCCGATCATAAAGATCGAGAAAGAGGTAGCCAACACGCATGTTCAAGAGCGTGTGAGGTGAAAGTTCAAGTTCGTATACATAACACATGTCCACAATACTCTGACACAACGCATCACTGCGTTGTATTCCGTCATGCAGTATTTCGGACATACAGGTTTTGATACACAAACTGAGTTCTGGACAGAACTCATCTTGACTTTCAAAGATATGAACACGCATTCTACTGTCCAAAGGCACCTCGAACTC